ACATCTTCTTTTGTAATTCCTAAGTCCTTAGCTACTTTCTCAAGGTCTGCACTTGGATTTCCTTTTAAGATTTCTAAAACACTGTTCTTTTTTTCGTCCTCAGTAGCAAAGCCCATAAAGACCTCACTTACTGTTTCGTCATCGGTATCGTCAACACAATGACTTGCAAACAATCCTAATAAGAAATCTTCTTCACGTTGTTCGATTTCAAACTTTGAAAACTGAGCGTCATTAGTAGCAAACAAAACATTAATATCTGAATCAGTTAGGGCATAGGCATTTTTAAGCATCAATGAAGCCACCGTTCTATCGGTCTTACCATTTTTTACTTCACGAATCATTCTCTTAATATGTTGCCAATCCCTACCCGAAAGTTTCTTTAAATTCTCATTTACAGTTACCAAAGGCTGACCGTTTACGTCTGTACTTTCTTCTTCAACTATTTCTATGTTGTATTTATTAGCAAAGTATTTGCGTTTAGTTTCTTCATTGAACAAAGCCAACACATTAGGGTCTAAAGGTACTTCTAATCCAACGGGTGCGGTTTGTTTGATATACAAATCGTCAAAGTCATTCCCCTGTAAGTCTGCTAAGTTTTTGATCTCAGTTAAGATAAATTCTTGACGTCCTTCAATGTAAGTTCTAACAAACTTATCCCACTCTTTTAACGTAGCCTCACCGCTTGAATCTGATAAGCTACCTTCGGTTTTAATCCCGAATAAAACAGGAGCAGTTAAATGCGCTGAAAAGATTTTATCCTGACATTCTTTACGAGTGTCTGCAAATACTTTATCTAAATCACTCTGTGTTAATGTTGAAATACTTGGAGCTGTACCGCCTTTATCATTGAAAGAAAAGATTAACTGTCCAGCATTGTCAGGGCTTCCATAAGTCCTATCAAACATTTTCTTGATAGCTTTCTTTTCTTCTTTAGAAGGTTCACCGTTAAAGAATGATATGAGTGATTGAGCAAACATTCCGTTCGCTGAATAATGGTATCTTAACTTAGATATATTAATATCTGTTTCAATTTCCATTATCGCTTGAGAGTACACGGGCAAAGGGTATAAGTCCCCATTAGGTACTACCGTAGGTTCATCGACCTTAATGTAAAGTATCTGAGTGCCTGTTCTTACATTAGGATTAAAAACGTCAAATTCTTTGTAGCTTTCTGACTTTTCAGGATTGGAATTAGGAACCCATCTGTTACCACTCTTAACCATCCATTCATCACAATAATAAACTTTTCTTTTATCTTTAGATCGTCTTAGCTTTCCAAATTCTATATTAAAAACCTCAAAGTTAGTCCCTCCGTTATTCCATATAATCTGCCACGCCCAACCATTATAAAGTTCAAATTGAGGTGTGGTCTTTCTTAATACATCATTCCAAGTCTGAAACCTATTCGCTGAATTTAACCATTGCTCCCTTCGTGCTTGGTCTAAAACCGTTTCACTCTCTCCAAAAGCTAAACCCTTTCCAAATACATAATTAGCCTTACCCTTTAAGATTGCCCCGTGTTCAGGGTGTTGGTTCATAAGATCAATTAAGAACATCGGATATTCATTGTAATTACCATAAGACACCCAATCTTTCCGGGATGAATCCAAGAACATAGGAGCTTTATAATTGCTCAACTCAATCTTTAATAAACTATTAGTCTCCATACGCTTTTACTGCCGTAGCAGAATTTTTATAAGTATTTACTGTAAGGTCGGCTGCATCATATTCCATCTTGCCACTTTTAACAAGTGAAGTAAAATATGTTAAAATTTCAGCTAAACTTGAATTAACTATCGTGTTATAAACAAGTCCCGTTAAGTTCGCTCTTTCGTAAACATAGAAGTCATAAGAGCCTTTTTTACTTAGTTCAACCTCACCCGATGTCCAAGTCGGTGAAGCTGTTACTGTTATTGTAAATTGCTGAATGTTATCCTGATACGTTGTGTAAGAGGTCGAACACATGAACTTTTCTTGAGTATTGGCATTAACAAACAGGAATATGTAAACAGGCGTTGGCAAAGTTGCCGTATCTGAAAGAATTACATTTACTGTGTTTGCCCCACTTGACAAGTTAATCATACTATTAAATACCAAAAAAGTATCAATGTTTACAAATAATCCTTATTTTTGGGGAAAACAAACAACATGAACCTAACAGATAAACTGATTTTAACAAACGAAGATAATATGGCTCTTATGGCTCGTTATCCTGATAAATACTTTGACCTTGCAATAGTTGACCCTCCTTATGGAATTGGAGCAGATAGCCAAAAGGAAAGCTACTCACAAGGCAAAAATGGAGAAGGTAGAAGGCATAGGAAATTATGGGAACATAAAGGATGGGATGAAAATATACCTACTGCTGAGTATTGGGAGCAGTTATTTAGGGTATCTAAAAATCAAATTGTGTGGGGTGGCAATTATATGACTGAATTTTTAAAGCCTTCTAAATGCTGGTTAATTTGGGATAAGATGCAACAGTTTACAGGAAGCGATTTTGAAATGGCGTGGACTTCATTTGATAAAGCAAGTAAAGCATTTAGAATGTCAAGAATTGAAGCATACAGCAATAATAATAAAACCGAAAAAGATGCTGGAATAAAAATCCACCCCACCCAAAAACCCGTAGCTCTTTACAAATGGCTTTTAGACAAGTACACTAAACAAGGAGATAAAATCTTAGACACCCATTTAGGTTCGGGTTCTATTGCAATAGCCTGTCATGATTACGGGTTTGAACTGACAGCTTGTGAATTAGATAAAGAATACTTTGATAAAGGCATTGAGCGTGTAAGAAACCATATATCCCAACAAAAACTTTTTTAAATAAAAAACCCACCTAAACTTAATTAAGTGGGTCTTTCGTTCTGATTAAGTCAGAATTAAGCTGGAGACAATAGAGCAGCGATCAAGCCACTTGCTACCGTTTTAGCCATATCCGGCTCCATAGATAAGAATTGCAAGTCATAACCATTCATGTCAGCCAAAGCCGTTCCATAAGGGTTAGTTGAATCTTGCATCTTCATTCCGTTTGTTTCACCTAACAACCAATAATTACCATTATTAGTCAAGGCGATTACCATCAAGTCATTCTGTGCTAAGTTCTTTAATTGATAGCTCACAGTTGCTGAACGCTTAGGAATCTTGAAATTCAAAGTTTGTTCAACATAATAAGTACCATTCGCAGCGTTTGGTTTAATAACTTCTGAAGCTGTCGCAGTTGCCTGTTCCAATTCAAAAGTCCAAAACTTCTTACCACTCGTTAAAGAAAATGCACTAATGTTTCCTGATGCTGATGTTATCGAGCTTTTATTCGCCAATTCAGTAATATAGACGGTTTTAATCCCTCCTATACTTGAACGGCAATCTTTTGTATATCCCGATAAAATTGCACAATCTGTTAATGCCATTTTTTATTTTTTAAATTAATTAATAATAAGGGGGGAACTTAATCCCCCCATTAAATTACACACCTAGGTATGAGTAGATACGAGAAGGGAAAGCTACGTTCACACCGAATTTCCACTCAGTATGGAAGTAAATCTTCTGGTCATCTTTAGAGAACCATAGATCGTATTTTTCTTCTTCATTCTCCATATCAGTTGCACCATGCAAGTTGTTATCTTCAATTACGTAGATGTAATTGTAACCAGCTAAACCAGCATCTTCAACGATTGGAATAGTAGTTCCTTCTAAGAACATACCTGATTTTGCATCAGTTCCAACAAGTGAGAACAAGTTATCAGTAAGATACTTCGCACGTAAAGTGTAAGCCATTGCTGGACTCATGTACGCTTTCAAAGTATGATTACCATTTTGGTAAACATCAGAATCAGCAACAACCAAAGCTGCTAAACCTTTAGTAGCGGTACGAGCATTAGCCTCAGACCAAGCCGTACCTGAGTAAGTGTTAGCACCCGGAATACCAGCGTTAATCAATTTGATTAATCCATCATACTGAGATAAATCTGAGTTCCATGAAGTGGTGTCACCTTGCCAAATAGCGGTTCTGTTCTTTTGTGCGATACTTGCCATAGTTTCTCCTGTGATGTCTTTCAAATAAGTAAGACCGTCATAGTTTCCACCTTTAGCCATTTTTTTCTGTGTGAACTTAGTTTCTAAGTCACGTTCGCACCATGATAAATCAATCTTAGGTTTACCAACTGTCACAGTTCTTTGTGTGAAAGTAGTCGAACCTGATGGATTCAATGAACAAGCCTGTGATTGGATGATAGGCACAGTATTGATGATGTTAATAGTTTCTGCTGACTTTACGCCAGTCATTAAATTCCCGTTACCCTTGATTACATCAAGAACGGGTGAGCCTGTAAAGAGTTGGTCATAAATTACCTTCTCTGCATTCTCCTCTGTGTAGTTAGTTAAGGACGATACAACGTATCCCATGTTTTCTATTTTTTACTTTTTATTTTAATTTATTTAACAGTTTATCCGCTTTGGATAACTTTCCTTGTGGAGCTTCAACCGGGTTAGCAGAAGGAGCTTCAATAGCTTTACCGAAAATCTCAAACATATCTTTTACGATCTTGTTTGATGCTTCGATAGAATCTTTAAGTGCTTTGATTTCAGAATTAAACTTAGCCTCAAGGTCTGTTTTCTCCTTTGAAACAGACGAGAATTGCTCCTTTACTTCTGATAGTTCTTTTGACATCTGTGCAATCATTTCAGGGGTAACAGGAGCTTCTTCGACTACCGGGGCAACCGCTTTAACTTCTTTTACTAATCCACTTTCTGTGATTACAATAGTGCCATCTTCAAGTTCATGTTCACCGTCAGGAACGGGAATGAACCCTTCGGGGTTTGCTGTGTCGATTACCAATAAGGCAAGTCCAGCCGTTAGGGGTTGTTCACCCTCCCATTTAATTACTGTGCCATCCTTTAACTTAGCCTCACCGAACTTTTCAGTAGGTGTTTGAGTTACAGGGTTTTGAGCAACAACGGGAGCAACAACAGGGGTCACATTGAACTTATTAAGCAAGTCTTTAAAACTCGCTCTTAGTTCGTCTGTGATTCCATTAAATTTTTGAATTGTATTCTCCATAGTATTAAATACCATGAATGTTAAATACTTAACTAATGATTTCGTTTAAAAGTGCATTAAATAGGCTTTCTTCGGCTTCTGATAGACTTTTAACGGGTTGCTCATAAAAGAACCCCTCAACTGAAAAGCCCGTGTAAATACCCGTTTTAATGAAGGAATCCCACTTGCTTTTATCGGCTACCTTTATAAATCCAGCCCATGTCCCATCTACTAAGTTAAGCCCGTAAGGTGAGTTAATCCCGTTCGCTGAATCAATGATAAAATGCTGAACAACCCCACCTTTTACAGGCATATCGTTATTGTGCATTTCGTTTATATTGGTGTTGATATTGGATAGAGCGAACTTCTCGCTAATCTTTTTGATCGTGTCTTTTGTGAATACGACGTTAAACTGTTTACCCGTCTCAGGGTCTATTCTTGGTATCTTAATGTCAGGAATCATAAAAGCCCCGAATAACATCTGTTTGTCGGCATCCACAGGAATTAAATCACCCTTTTGTGAGGCGAGTTGGATTGAATACTTCTTTAATCCTGACTGTTTGTTAAAAGCTACCCAT